GTGGTACGATAGCTACTGCTCGTCTGGATACTGGAACGACTGCAAATAAAATTGTTGTACTAGATGGTTCTGGAAATTTACCAGTAGTTGATGGAAGTTTATTAACGGGTGTAGTATCTGCAACTATATCTGCAAGTGATCCTACTATATCAACGAATCCCTCAGCTGGTCTTGGTGCAGAATGGAATAACAGTACAAGTGGTGAAATGTTTATTTGTACTGATGCAACGGCTGGTGCCAACGTATGGACTAATGTAGGAACAGGTACAGGTAATATAGTACCAGCATATTATGGTGGTGAAACTTATGGATTTACGGCTGGAGGACAAGGAGGACCTCCGTGGGTAGTATCAAATATGATTGAAAGATTTAGTTTTACTAGTGATGGAAATGCATCTGATTTTGGGTCTGATTTAGCCGTAGCAACAAGGTATCAAGCATCTGCTTCATCATCTACTCATGGTTATGCTGTATCTGGATTAATTAATGCAGGGTCAGCTGTTGACTATATACAAAAATATGCTATGACATCATCTTCAAATGCTACTGATATTGGAAATGCAACAGTATCTAAAGAAGGTTGTATGGGAACCAATTCCGAAACTTATGGTTATCATGCTGGTGGTACATCTCCGACAGTAAATGATATTGCTAGATGGTCTTTTGCTAGTGATGGAGATGCTGCTGATTGGGCAGATTTAGTTGTTGTTTCATCATTTGGTATTGGGTGTTCTGATTGGGATAATGGTTATGGATATGTTGCTCATCAAGGCACAGATCAGGTTCAAAAATTTCCATTTGCATCACAAACTAATTCGGTTGATACTACTCAAAATCTTACGTTAGTTGTAAATCATGGTGGATCAAATTCATCAGCTACTCATGGTTATTCGGCTGGTGGATCAAATACATCACCACATAATCATATTGATAAATTTCAATTTAATACATCAAATCATGCTACTGATGTTGGAAATTTAGCTACTGGAAGGCAATATGTGGGACAAACACATCCTTCTTCTTTAACTTATGGTTATAGTTGTTGTGGAACATTGTCTGGAGGGCCTTCCGGTGGTACTAACACTATAGAGAAATTTAGTTTTAGTAGTGATGGAAATGCGTCTGATGTAGGTGATCTTGCAGAGTCAATTTATGCACCTGCTTACGCACAATTATAAGGAAAACAAATAATGGAGGTTTTATGGAACAGAATGAGTTTGATGAGAAAATAAAGTATGCACAGAATATTATTAATATTCTACAAACAAGACTGAATGAAAGTGTAGCACAGAATGTTCAGTTGGAAGCAACAGTAACAGTATTAAGAGAAGAAAAAGAAAAATTAACAAAGGAAACGGTAGATGGCGATAGTCCTAAAACCAAAGAAAAGTGAAACAGCATCAGCTGTTCCAACAACAAGTGATTTAGTTGTTGGTGAAATCTGCATGAATATTGCAGATAGAAAGATATACACCAGAAAATCTGATAATTCTATTGTTGTTGTTGGAAGTCATATTGATGCAGCTGTTGGTGGTGATTTATCTGGTACAGTTAGTAATGCACAAATTGGTTCTAATACAATAACAGCAACAGAACTTGCAGATAATTCAGTTGGTATTGCAGAATTAAATGTTGCTGATGGATCAAACTTACAGGTACTTACAACCAATGGTGCTGGTACTCTTTCATGGACATCCAAGACAGACGCAACTCTTGGTGCAAATTCAGTTGGTATTACTGAACTAAATGTTAGTGATGGAAGTGCTGGTCAATACTTAACAACCAATGGTTCTGGTACTCTTTCATTTGCTACTGATAGTACAAATGTTGGCGCGACATCTGTTGGTGGTGATGTTACTGGCACAGTTGCAAATATTCAAATAGCTGCAAATGCAGTTGATGGTACACATATAGCACTTGGTTCTGATGCGGCAGGTGATGTCATGTATTACAATGGAACTAATTATGTAAGGTTGGCTAAAGGAACAGCAACACAAGTTCTTACTATGAACTCTGGTGCAACAGCACCTGAGTGGGCAGCTGATTCTACCAATGTTACAGGAACATCAGTTGGTGGTGATTTGTCAGGTACAGTTGGTAATGCACAGATAGCAACAAACACAGTTGGTATAACAGAATTAAATGTTTCAGATGGATCAACAGGACAAGTATTAAAAACAAACGGATCTGGTACTTTAAGTTTTACTACAATAACACCGGGAGTATCAGAGTCAGCAGCAACGGCAAAAGCCGTAACAATGGCAATCGCGTTAGGATAAAACTATGGCACTTACATCAAAAGCACTTTTAAAAGAATATTGTTTAAGGCGGTTAGGACATCCTGTTATTGAAATTAATGTGGATGAAGAACAATGTGATGATAGAGTAAGTGATGCACTCCAATACTTTGCTGAATATCATTTTGATGGAGTAGAGAAAGTTTTTCTTAAACATACAATAACACAAGATGATATTGACAATGAATATATTCCTATGGCTGATCCTGTTATTAGTGTTGTAAGAGTGTTACCTATTCCAAACTTTAATGCATTTCAAACTGGTTTCTTCAATGAGGAATTTCAATTACGCATTCAAGACTTGAATACGTTTACAGGTTCTTCTTTAATTAATTGGCAGATGTCATTACAAAATTGGTCAATGGTAGATCATTTATTTACTGTTACACCTACTATTCATTTTAATAGAAAACAAAATAAAGTATATTTAGAAACGAACTGGGCAGATAAATTTAGTGTTGGTGATATTTTAATTGTAGAAGCATATCGTATATTAGACCCAACAACTTATACTGAAATATATGATGATATGTTTTTAAAGAAATATACAGCTGCATTAATTAAAAGACAATGGGGAGAGAATTTAAAGAAGTTTGAAGGAGTGCAACTTCCGGGTGGTGTTACACTTAATGGTAAGACAATCTATGATGAAGCTGTAGAAGAAATTGTTAAGATAGAAGATGAAATGAATCTTAAATGGGAACTTCCACCTGATGGATTTTTAGGCTAATGGCAACTAATTTATATTTCAATAATGTAACATCTCATGCAGAACAAGAGTTGGTAAATTCTTTAACAAGTGAAGTAATACAAATACATGGTATGGATGTATTTTATATACCTAGAACTTTAGTTAAAGAAGATGTCTTGCTTGGAGAAGATGTATTATCTAAGTTCTCTACTGCATATGAAATTGAAATGTATTTAAAAACTACTGAAGCCTTTGGTGGAGAGGGTGATTTGGTTAGTAAGTTTGGTTTAGATGTTCGTGATGAAGTTATCTTCACAGTTCATAAAGATAGATTTGAACTTGCAACAGATATGGAAAAACCATTGGAAGGTGATTTAGTTTTCTTACCAATGAGTAAAGGATTATTTGAGATTAAGTTTGTTGAACATGAACAACCATTTTATCAATCTGGAAAGAATTATAGTTTTGATATTACTTGTGAGTTGTATCAGTATAGTGAGGAGCAATTAGAAACTGGTATTACTGATATAGATAACATAGAAAGAGAACAATCCGCAGCGATTGATTTAGTTATGACGGCAGGTGGTAGTGGCTCATTTTCTTCAGATGAAGCTGTTTATCAAGGTGGAAGTCTTGCAGCTGCAACTGGTAAGGGAATAGTTGTTAGTTGGAATGAAACAACAAGAACTTTACGAGTCAATGATACGTCTGGAACTTTTGCAGCTTCAACAAATGTTACGGGTGATACAAGTGGTGCTGTATGGTCACAAGCATCAGCTGCAGACTATCAAGCATTACCAACAACCCCATTTGCTGATAATAAAGAATTTGAAACAGATGGAGATTCAATTCTTGATTTCTCAGAAGCTAATCCGTTTGGAGATGTAACTTAATGTTTGGTACTTATTTTTATAATAAGAATATTAGAAATGTAGTTATTCTTTTTGGAACAGTCTTTAATGATCTTATTGTTCGTCGCGTGGATGCGTCTAATGTGACACAAGAAGAATTTAGAGTTCCTATAGCTTACGGTCCTGCTGAAAAATTTCTTGTAAGATTACGAGAAGCAACAGATATCAGTAAAGGTAAAGTAGGCCTTACATTACCACGAATGTCTTTTGAATTTACAGCCATTAATTATGATGCAACAAGAAAGTTGGCAACAACTAAGAAATTTAAGAAAATACACGCATCAGATTCTTCTAAGTTAAAAACTGTATATACACCAATACCATATGATTTTGATTTTAATTTAAGTATCATGGTTAAAAACTCTGATGATGGAACACAAATACTTGAACAAATTTTACCATACTTTTCTCCTGCATATCAAGTAACTATGAATGAGATGAGTTCAATGGGTATTAAAAGAGATATACCAATTATTTTTACTGGATTATCGACAGAGGATAGTTACGAAGGAGATTTTCTTACAAGACGAGCTCTTATACATACATTGACATTTACTGTTAAAGCATTTCTTTATGGCCCAACATCTGATGTTGGTGTTATTAAAGAAGTTGATGTTAATAAATATAATGCTACAGCCTCGACAACAAAGGTAGGAAATACTGATGTGAAACCAGACCCAACAACAGCTGATGCTGATGATGCATATGGATATACAACAACTCAAACAGAATATTTTTAAGGAGTAATAATATGGCGTGGGTAAATATTGCTAAAACAGGAAACCTATGGGCATACGAAAATAGTGCTACGGCAGCTCATACATATCCAGATGCAAATGGTTCATATTCAGGTGGCATAAGAACTTTTGTTACACCCGGTCCTTCAGCAAACCAACAAACTTATGTAAGATGTAGAATGGTTGCTGATTCAGTAGAGCGTGGTGAACTTTCTAAAACTTACTGGGATGCACAATAAGAATAGGATAACTATATGAAGAAATCAACTGTTGAAAAATTAAATAAAGTGATAGATGTAACAGGTGACTTGATACCAGTTGAAAGAATAAAAAAAGAAAAAGCACCGACAGTAGAAATTACTACTACCGATTTAACTTCTGACTATGATTTTTCAAGAGGTCAATACCATACTCTTATAGAGAAAGGTAATGAAGCTCTTGAAGAATTACTTGCTGTTGCAAAAGAATCAGAATCAGCAAGGGCTTATGAAGTAACTGCACAACTGGTTAGAACTTTATCTGATACAACTAAAGAACTTTTAGAATTACAAAAAACAAAGAAAGAGATTGAAAAAGAAATTAAAGATCCCAAGACTGTAAATAATTCTTTGTTTATTGGGAGTACTAAAGAACTGCAAGACTTATTACTTGAGAAGAAAAAATAATGGCAAAAGAAAATAGAGATGAATCATATTTAGGTAATCGACTATTAAAGCCAACTAATGTTCCTCAACAATTTACGAAAGAAGAAGTTGGAGAATATGTAAAGTGTCGTGATGACATTGTTTATTTTTTAAAGACCTATGTTCAAGTTATTCATGTTGATAAGGGACTTGTACCATTTGATCTTTATGATTATCAGCAAGACTTGATTAATACTTTACACAATAATAGATATGTTATCGTAAAGAGTGCTAGACAGTCTGGTAAATCTGTAACAAGTCTTGGTTATATTTTACATTATGTATTATTTAACAAGACAAAGATTGTTGGTATGTTGGCCAACAAAGCATCTACATCCAGAGAGTTACTTGGAAGATTGCAGACGGCTTATCAACATTTGCCAAAGTTTTTACAACAGGGTATTGTTGAGTGGAACAAAGGAAACTTAGAACTAGAGAATGGCTCTAAGATTATAGCATCTTCAACATCATCATCTGCTATTCGTGGTTTTAGTTTTTCATTAATATTCTTGGATGAGTTTGCATTTGTACAGAGAACGATTGCAGATGCATTTATCAAATCAGTTTATCCTACGATTTCATCTGGTAAAGATACCAAGATTATCATGGTATCGACACCTAATGGATTTAACTTGTTTTATAAGTTCTGGAATGATGCTGTAGAGGGTAATAACCAGTTCAAGACATTCAAGATTCATTGGACTAGTATTCCAGATCGAGATCAAGAATGGCGTAAGAAGATTATCTCTGATATTGGTGAGGAGGCATTTCGTCAAGAGTATGAAGCAGATTTTCTAGGTTCTTCTAATACTCTCATATCATATGAGAAATTACAAGAGTTATCATACAGTTCACCGATATTTTCAAAAGATGATTTAGATGTTTATGAAGAACCCGAGATGAATAGAATTTATGCTATTACAGTAGACACAGCTCGAGGACAAGGATTAGATTATTCTACTTTTACAGTTATTGATACTACTGAAGTTCCATATAAAATAGTAGCAAAATATCGTAATAATACTGTTGCACCCTTACTCTTTCCTAATATTATAAATATTATAGGAAAGAAGTATAATGATGCGTATATTTTAGTAGAGAGTAATGACATTGGAGCTCAAGTAGCAGATGTTTTACATCACGATTTGGAGTATGAAAATCTACTAACAGTATCATGGTATGGTAGACATGGGCAACAGATTTCAAGTGGTCATAACAAAGATATCTCTTATGGAGTAAGAACAACCAAACAAGTTAAAAAAATCGGTTGTTCAAATTTAAAGAGTTTAGTTGAAGAAGATAAACTAATTATCCCTGATTATGACATTATATCTGAACTTACAACTTTTGTAACAAATGGAGATACATTTGCAGCTGAAGATGGTTCTAATGATGATTTGGTAACTACATTAGTTTTGTTTGGTTGGTTAGTAGATCAACAGTATTTTAAAGAATTGAGTAATCAGAATATTCGGGAAAAGTTATATCAGACTAAAATGGATGCAATAGACGATATGACAATCCCTTTCGGTATTATTGATGATGGATTGGATGACAAGTATGAACTTATGCCCGATGGTGGTATGTGGGAAAAAGTTAATACATCTAACAAGTAAAATCTATATCAATATTAAGAATGTAAAGGAGAAATCAAATGGCTTTTCAAGTATCACCCGGAATTAATGTAACAGAACAAGATTTAACAACCGTTGTACCAAATGTCGCAACAACTATTGGTGCCACGGCTGGTGGATTCCAATGGGGTCCTGTTTTAGAAAGAACTCAGATATCATCTGAAAATGATTTGGTGAATATTTTTGGTAAACCAAATGCAGATACATACACATGGTTTTGGACTGCAGCTAACTATCTTGCATATGCAAACAACTTATGGGTTGTTAGAAATGTAGCAGCGTCAGCAAGAAATGCTGTTGTTGGTGAT